CAGAGGTTCTTGCATCTGTCTTGGCAGTCTTCGACCGGTACACCAAGCCGCAGAATGTCGCCATCCCCAATAAGCGAGCCTTCATGCTCGCTGATATCATGTTCGATCGTTGGGTTAGCGCATTCATCAGGCCTGATGCCGCCGTCAAGGTTCCGTCTGTCGCTTCCATGTTCTCACACTGGTTCGGAAACGCAAAGGCGCTTCGTATTGCCCAAATTGCCGAGGAACTCCCGTTTATCGATTCTGGTCGTCCCCTGCAGAACGAGTACTTTTTGAAGTGTCAATGTAAGCCTAAGTTCAAGGCCTTCGGTTTTTGTGCTGAGTGCGGTCAAGGCATCCTCGCTACGAACAAGCTGCTCAATGCTACCATTTGTCCTCTGATCGTTCAAGCAACTAAGATCATGCAGAGCATGCTAAAAGGTGGCGTAATATACGACTCCGGGTATTCGGGCACGCAGCTCGATGACGCTGTTCGCGCTACTGGCCAGCACAAGGCCAAGGAGTGTATGTCCATCGATCTGTCACAACAGGATTCATCGCACGTCAACGTCCACAGGTTCTTCATCGGCAAGGTTCTCGCATTCCTCGGTTTCGATGACACTGTCGTCTCGCTTTATCTTATGACTCGCGCCAAGCGTTTCTGCAAGGGCCTGACGATGCTCGGCTTATTGTTCGAGGTCATTGAGAGATTGTTCTCCGGCGAGCCTGGAACTGCGTTGTTTAACTTCCTGATGTCCACTGGTACCTCGGTGTGCACATTCGATTTTTCCAAGTTCGAGCTCTTCATTGGCAAGGGTGATGACAACACGGTCGTCCCTGTACTGCCCCGCTTGAAATCGGCGATAAACATGGTCAAGGAGACCGGCGTCACCCAGAAGATCTCCATCCTCCCGTACCTGGATTTCGCAAATCGCATCTTCACGTCGACCGGCCGCTCGTTCATGGATCCTGCGCGTGCTCTCGCAAAATACACTATGCGCATGAGCAAGCGCGAGAACTCCGTCAACGAGTGCATTGCATTCCAAGATCACATGCTGGTTTGCAACGAGCTAGAACATGAGGAACTGACCAACGCATTGGTGGCCAAGCACGGTATCGAGTACGTCCACGCCCACGACATCGTATCGGCCGTCAATGACCTCTCCCGCCCGGCCACGTACTACGCCAATCTCCGCCCTTCGAAGGTTCCCGTGGAATTCATGCCAGTCATCAGGCAGTCTGGGCGGTATGATGTTGTGTTCGAAGACCTACGAGATCGCTGCGCCCCGGCAGCCATCGCATTCATTGCCGACGTCCCAATCGAAGACGTCATGAATTACGTCGCACAGCTCAGGCTTCGTTACTATGTGCACCCGGACATCCGCGCCGCCGACAGGAATTCTCGCCACACTCACGCTTTTCACATGAGCGCTGACGAGATCCTCCGTGCCGCAATGAAGTTTGGGGTGCGCCGCACCGGCTCCGATTTGTCCCTCAAGATCGAAGACCATCACGTCGTCGTCGTCCGTGGCAAGTTCTCGTGGCACAAGCAACTTGGCAAAGGCATATTTGGCAGTCTCCGTCAACTCACGCTCCTG